AGAAGAGAATACTATAGGAAGTGAGCCAAATGAGTTCCCTGTTAGAGAATACATTATTGATAGAATTGCTCAAGAAACAAAACTTTTAGTTAGATTTGAACTTGCGTCGCCTTTTGACCTAGAAGGTATTCAACTACCTCGTAGAGTAATCGTAGGTAAGTACTGTAGTTGGGCTTATCAAGGGTATTATTCAGAAACTAGTTATGGAGCCTGTACATGGAAGAGGGATGGAAAGGCAGAAATTGTAGGTGCGGATAATAATCTATATACTAATTATTTTTATTTTAATGAAGAGAATCAACCATTAATATCAGAAACATGGGCGAGTGCAAACATAGTCGCATGGTCTTCAGCTACAACATATACTCCTAGAAGTTATGTTGAGCACTCAGGAAGCTACTGGCTTAGCCTTGCAGAAGGCAATATAAATGAGGAGCCTTCTAGTTCTTCGGTTTATTGGAGACAGAGTTTCAGTTATACGCCATTTGCAGCAGGCACGTCTTACTCTAAAAATGATTATGTAATATACGGAGAAGCTGGCTTAGAGACAGTATGGAGATGTTTCGTTGCACATACAGGAACAGAAGATTATCCACCAGTAGCTAAGTCAAAGTACTGGACACGGGGCGATGTTTGTAGTAAAGCTTTAGCTGGCTGTAAAGCAAGATTTCAAGCAGTTCCTGCAAATGAAACGTCCTCAAACTCTCCACCAAGCGGGTATACCAATACATCACACGCTATGCCTTTTGGAGCTTTTCCAGGGAGCGCAAGATTCAAGTGATAGAATTTTTAGAAGAGATAGAACAGCATTTTAGTAAGTGGTATCCAAAAGAGGGTTGTGGAGTACTTGGAGTTATAAAGGGACAGTTAAAGTGGTTTCCCTGCGATAATGTTGCTACAGGTACAGAGGACTTTATTATTGATTCAAAGCAATATATCGCAATCTCCCAAAAATGCGATATAGTGGGAATAGTTCATAGCCACCCAGACGCAAGCCCAGAACCAAGTCCCTTAGATAGAAACTATTGTAACACATTAGGAATTCCTTACTATATATTCAGTTATCCAGAAATGGAACTATTTAAGTTAGACCCCGTCAGAGAAACAAAAGCACTATACGGTCGAGAGTATAAATTCGGAGTCAATGACTGCTTAGAGGCAGGAATAGACTATTATGCCTCAAAAGGAATAGAACTACCAAAACGTGCATTATTCGAAGATGATTGGTGGGAAAAGGGATTAGATTATTTTACAGAAGATTACATAAAAACCTGGGGGTTTTATAAGGTAGAAGGAAACATGAAGCCAGGCGACTTATTAATTTTCAAAGTAATGGCAAATGTAGGAAATCATTGTGGTGTGTACTTGGGGGAGGATTTATTTTTCCACCATGCCGTAAATAGAATATCATGTAGAGAGAATCTTTACCCTTTCTGGGGTAAATACATATTTGGAGTATATCGTTATGCAACGTAAAGTTTACTTAGTTGGAGAGCTAGGCGAAAAGTTTGGCAGTAGTTTTACTGTACATGCCTCCAGCTATAGCGAGGTTTTTAAGTGCTTAGAGGCAAACCACCCTACCTTTAAAAAGTACTTATTAGACTCACAAGAAAAAGGGGTAGGATTTACTGTAGAGACTGCGGGCAAGTTTGTGCAAGAAGACAGAGAGCTACTCTTACCTCTTAACGCAGGAGATATTACGATAGCAGCACTCCCTGCGGGGTCAAAAAGTGGGGGTATGAAGATATTTGCGGCAGCCGCACTATTTTTTATACTTGGACCGATGGCTGCACAAGCTGCTGCTGCTTCAGGTGCAGCAACAACAGCCGCCTCTCTCACGGCAGCTGCGGGAGTAGGGGGCGCAAGTGTCACTGTAGGCACCTTCATGGGCCTAACTGCGGCACAAATAACCACAGCAGTAGGTACAATGTCATTAAATTTAGCATTAACCGGACTTCAACAATTAATGGCTCCAGACCCTTCAGTAGATGCAGCGTCTCCAACTAATTATTTATTTAATGGAGCCCAGCAAAATGTTGTAGATGGAGACCCTATTCCTTTATTATATGGTGAGTTAATAGTACCAGGACGGCCCATCTCACTAGAAATATCCCAAAATACTCATGGCAGTAACAATGTATTTACTGACTGGACTGGCAATGTTGTCACTGGCGGGGGTGCACCATCAGCTGACCCTAAGACCCCAGAGAAAAAAGAAAACTCAAAATAAGGAGAAATAATAAAAATGTACAGTTCGCTTATAAAGAATTTTATACGCCCAAAGTCTGAAACAGGCTTTGAAGAGGGAGTAGGCTCTCAGGCCCAGAATATATCAATTACTGATATTATTTCAGAAGGCCCCATCTATGGGCTAGTAGATAGCACCGCCTCTGTATATCTTGGAGGAGCAAGAGCAGAGAGTACAACAATTGCCGCACAATCTGTGTCGCGTGGTACTCTACGAATTACTCTTACACAAGGCTCACCAGTAGCTTCAATTTCAAATGGTACAATACATAGAGGCCAGCAGGCGGCTGACCTGGATAATCCACCTGAGAGATACTTAATTCTTAGAAATGGCTATGGGTCAACTACAGTGTCTTGCAGCCAAGGCGTTCCCTTGCAGTCGAATGTACGAGCCATTAATCTAGTTAGTACTGTTAATTTCTTTACCGATGACATGATTACAAATCCGCAGGATTTAATCGACACAAATTTTAAAGTCACCCCTGCGCGATTGATAGGTAGTGAAAATGATGGACTACCTATTGAGGGTATTATATATGCTAGAGCAGATGGTACCCATGCATCCTTTCAAATAGGCTCCGGCGGCGTTTCAACAGACTTAGTGGCTTTGCAAGGAACCTATACCTTAGTAGTAGATAGGATAGTTGAAATTAATAGTATATTTAATAATGGTAATGGACTGACGTTAAAAACAGCCTGGCTTGATGATACTGCCTCTTATGCTTTTGATATAACCTCATCTTTTGCAACAACTATTAATCAAGGTGATGTACTATGGCCCGGCAATAGAATCGGTAGTCAGTTCACTGGATTCACAGCGCAGTTTAGAACAGGAACGTTACTTCAGCCCCCTTTTACAGGCGAGGGCGGAGAGGGGTCTTCTGCGATAAGTCATACACCCACAGAACTTCCCGAACTAGAAGGACCTGCGGGTTTCGATACTGAACTTCAAGGCACTAGTGCTACTAAAGGCTTTGCCTTAAGCCCAGAACAAGCTCAGGAGGCTGACGAAGTTAGAATATCTATTGGGTACCCAAATGGGCTATTTCAAACACGCGAAGATAATGGGGCACTAAAAACAAACTATGCTGCATATAGGATTTCAATGGCAGTGAAGAAGTTCGGTGCTTTCGACTTCGAACAGCCCTTCGTATTAGTCGATAAAATGATACATTCCGCAAATACAAAAAATGGTATTAATTTTCAAGAAATTATTAATTTAGAGCCTTATAAACCCTATCAAGACTTTAAAATAATTATAAAACGACTGACAGAAAATGATGGGTATGGATATAATGAAGATTTAAGCAGAAGCGGTAAGATTAATAATAGTGATGCAACTATTACTTCTGTAACAACTATTCTTAAAGAAGTGCTTACTTATCCATATACTGCTATGGCAAAAATTTCTTTTAACTCGAAACAGTTTAAAGAAACACCAACACGTACCTATCATTTAAGAGGTTTATTAGTTAATGTACCATCTAACTATGTTACTCGTGAAGAGTCGCTGACCGGCGTTGCTAATTATAATAGAAATGTTATAACGGGAGAAATTGAAGAAACTTATCAAAACTGGGACGGGGCTTTTAGAACTACAAAAGTTTATACAAATAATCCAGCATGGGTATTTTTCGATATTCTTTCAAATAATAGATATGGTCTAGGAGCCTTTCTAAAAGCATCTCAAATTGATAGATTCTCTCTCTATAGAATTGCTAGGTATTGTGATGATTTAGTACCAGACGGTAAAAATGGATATGAACCTCGTTTTACAGCAAATTTATATATAACTAAAGCTGCCGACGCATACAAAATAATCAAAGACGTATCTACTATTTTTAGAAGTATGATATATTGGCTAGATGGCCAAGTATTTCCCGTGGTTGACCAAGCAAAAGACCCTATATATAACTTCTCAAAGTCAAATGTTATAGAAGGGGATTTTGCCTACGAAAGTACTGGTAGTAAAACTAGAGCCAATCAAGTAATTGTTAGTTGGAATAATCCCCTTAATAATTATGAAATAGAAACATTATTAGTAGAAGACCGCCAGAATATTATTGAAACAGGCCGAATTATAGCAGAAGAAGCCTTCGCGATGGGTTGTACTTCAGAAGGCCAAGCAACTAGATATGGACGCTGGAAGCTATGGACAGCTATTAATCAAACTGAAGTTGTGTCTTTTACAACCTCGATAAATGCTGCATTTATTGCTCCCGGAGACGTTGTTAATATTCAGGATGCAGATAGATTTGGCGTACGTTATAGTGGCAGAATCCCCGGCTCTGGAACGCCAACACTTACCAGCATACCTTTAGACTCTCAGGTAACTTTAAATGCGGGCTCTACTTATACAGTAGGTGTTCTAATTGTAGAACCAGCAGCATTTTTAGCACAAGAATCTGCAACCATTCTCGGCACTACTTATACCAAAGGTCAGCGTGTTAGCGGTGTAAATACCGAAGATGCTTCTTATAATACTCTAGACGACGACGGTAATCCTGTAACAATGTCATGGTCAGACTATACTTATGTAGATACTAGAACTGTCTCCCCTACTGTAGGTAGTGTTACATCGCTAACTGTTACTGTACCGTTCTCTATAGTTCCAAGCGCATCTACAATCTGGGTTCTACAAGAAACCGATAGCGATGGATTAACTCTAGCAAGCTCTGCCAAACAGTATAAAATTCTATCTATTTCTAGTAGTTCCGATACTAACTATGATATTACGGCAGTAGAGCATTATAATGAAAAGTTCGAAGCCGTAGATAAAGACTTCAGCGTATATGTTGGTGATACAGTACTCTCAAAAATAACGCCAAGGTCTGAAGTACCAAATCCACGAAATGTATATACTATACTACAATCTTCCAAAGAAACACCAGGAGAAGAGTTTAGTCTAGAATGGCTGTCTCCAACGGAAGACGATGGGTCAACTTATAACCAACTTGCAGGATATGAGATATCACATAACATACCTGGGTATAATAGCCCTATTTCAGTAGGTTCTGGAAGTAGCTCATATAAATTCGTGGGAGTAGATGATGGCATTTATACTCTAACTATTCGTACATTAAATACCTTAAATAATAGGTCTGATGGCGTAAAAACAAAAATAACAGTACTTGATAGATTTAATCTACAGTCTAATCGTTTTCCCCTTGGTATTCCTTATGGCGGAGTGAGCGATACGTCTATATCTATCAATCAAAGCGGGCTATTTAGAATCGGTACAGAAAATAAATACCAATATATAATTGGGCCAGCAAATAAAAGTGCTGGCTTAATTACTAATACTGAGCAAGCCCCCGATACTAACTATACCCAAGATTGTTCGGGCATGGCTGTAGTAACAAATACAGGCCCCACAACTTCTGCTGCCTTTATTGAAAATCATCATTATATACTACTTGACGCTAGTGCCGGAAGTACTGGGCGAGTAAAATTAGTTAAGTATAATAATACTTCTTATACTCAGCCCTATTGGTATGATGCAGGAGATGGTAGTAATACAAGTGGATTAACTACTTTAACGGGTACTATATCTAAAGAGGCATTTAGCTCCAAAATTATCGGTGTAGGTACCAGCTTTACAACACAATGTAAAGTAGGAGAACTATTTAGACGTGCAGACCCTCTAGAAGTTTTCACAGCTAGAATTACTCATATTACTAGTGATACTGAAATGACCATTGATACTGCTATTCCTGATGCATATGTATCTCAGCCTTTTCAAACGTCAAATATTTTTATAGACTATATAAATGATACAATTATAGCTAGAGCATATAGAACTTCTGAGGGCTATTTTATAGAGCCACTTATTTCTATAAATGCTTCTGTGAATGATGGCGATGTAACTCTTGCCCCTGGTACAGTAACAGGTACAGAGATTGATGATGAGACAATAACTAAGGACAATATACAGACCGGTACAATTACTGCGGACCAAATTGCAGTTAATACAATAGAAGGCACAAATATTAGTGCAAGCACTACAATTGCTGTGTATCAAAAAGACGAACAAGGAGAGATAATTCCAGATACGTATGCCGCTCTAGACGGTGCAGATACTACGTGGCGTATATATGCAGGAAGTCCCACTGCTCAACAAGCACCTTTTAGAGTAACAAAAGGGGGCATGGTAGTTGCCAAAAATCTACAGCTCTATAAAGATGATGGAACTATTTATTTCGACTCCGCTACGGGGTTTAGTGAAAGTGCTATTGCTCAGATTGCTGGAGCTACTTCGTCTCGTGTATATAATATTACTAAAACTCTTACCGGCGATTTAAGTGCAGGAGATGCTACTACTTATCAGCAAATTGAATTAACAGACCCTACAGATGTAACTCTAAGCATGAAAGTACCTGTTGATAATTTCTCAAAGTATCTTAGTGAAGAATACTTTGGTGGGCTCAGTAGTGCTACTTCCGCTGGTATTGAGATTCTCGCTTATAATTTCGGACAAGTATATAATAGAAGTAATTTAAAAGTAAGCCGTGATAATGGCGTAACATTCATAAATCTTGATAGACCTTTAAAAGGTGGAGAGATTGTTCGTGCAACCGTAACTTATGGAGCACCAGGACAAACTAAGCTAGATAATGTTACTGGAGCTACTCAAGTAAATGGCTCGCCCCACCCCACTCCTTTTCTATTTACAGCATCTACTCACGTATTTACTTTTAAAGTTGTAGCTGGCCAAGAATTCGGCTTTAAGATAAAGAGAGATGGCTATGCTGATATAACGTTCAAAGCAGGTGTTAGTGGTACGAATAATCAATATAGTAGAGTATCTCCTTTATACTACCTACGAAGAGACCTTAATGCTGCAGAGCAGAAGTGGTACTGGAACAACGTACTAATAGCTACCTCCGGAATTACGAATACTATTTCATATGGCGGTGATACTTATACACTCGGTACTTATAAGAGTACAGAATCTGGTGGGCTAGACCCGCAATCTGGAGATCCAATAACTTATGTATATTATGAGATTATAGGCCCAGGACTTGCAAGTGTTACTGAAAATACTACTGCTACTCCTGATTTAACGGCTGCGGTATTGAGCTATATACCAACAAGTATTAAAGCGCGCTTATTTCAAAGAACAGACCCGTCTGATTTAAGTCCAATAACTCTAATTGATAATTGGACTGTAAATAATATTACAAGAATAACGTCTGGTACTCCTACAGCCTACCAATATCGTGTATCGCCAACTCTGGACAACGCTGTGTCCGATGCAACAATTGAGTCTGATTTAAGTATAGACATTCCTATGTCTGGTACTTTAGGTGCTGTAGATAGTCAAGGATTTGTTACTTTAAGCACAACTACTTCTCTGGCCGCAGGTACTTACTACTTTGATGTCGAAGAAGAATTTGTAGGCGGACAGGCTCCAATTGTTGAAGCAAGCCGTATACTTATTGCAACCGCTCCTCAAAATAGTACAGGCTTTCTAATAGGTCCTGGGGGTACTGGTAGTACTGTAACAGGAGAAGGCGATATTACGGCAGTTGTTGCCGGAGATGGATTAACTGGAGGAGCTACTTCTGGAGAAGCTACTTTATCTGTTGATAGCACTGTAGTAAGAACTGCGGGTGCTCAGACAATCGCTGGAGA